TATTTACGTAGCAGTACAGATGAAGAAATTGCACATTTTAACGTAAATGGTTCTGTAAAATGTTATCACGATAACGCACTAAAACTAGAAACAACCTCAACAGGCATAACTGTAACAGGTGCAGTTGAAACTGATGCTATAGCAATAGGACAAAGTACATTTACTGGTGGTAATACTTTAATGGACATACATGGTTCAGGTTCAGGAGTTGGTGCAAATATAGCTTTTGCTAATGACCACAATACAGATAAGTTTTTTGTAGGTGTTTCAGGAGATACTTCAGGTGATGCCTTAATTTTTAATGCTGAAAATTCTAATATGATTTTTGGCAATAATAACGCAGAAAGAATGCGTATTGATAGTTCAGGCTTGGTTGGTATAGGCAGAACTCCATCTTCTTCTACTGGTTCAATGTTGCAAGTAGAAGGAAATGACGGTATTGCTATGCGTAGACCAAGTCAGACTAATAACTTTACTTTAAGACCTAACGCTTCAACTGATGGTATCAGATTTACACAAGAAGGTGCTGGCGACAGAATGACTATTGATGCTTCAGGCAAGCTTGGAGTTGGCACTACTCCAACACATACTTTACACGCACCTACTGCTAGACTAGGCGAAGAAAAATGGCTTAATAGTGTAAGTGCTTACTACATTAGCTCAGGTACTATTAATAGAAACTTAACTATAAACCTTAATGGCTCTGCTGAATACTATATAATAATTTATCTTGTTGGTCTTTGGCCATATACAGCTAGTGGTGTAGGTACAAGAATTGTAGAAGTTGCTGGATATGGATCTACAGGAAATTATCATAGTGTAATAAGCAATGGAGGTGCGGGAGGTCAACCAACAAGTGTTACAGTTACTTCTTCAGGTGGTAATTTGAATTTAGCTATTAATTATAACAGTCTTTATAGATGGAACGCTTCAGCTAAAGTTGTATATGGTGCTAATGGTATGACTATGTCAGTAGACGGGACAAATGGATAATGGAAAAGACAGCAAATAAATTTAAAAAATATAACCCTACAACTGAGCAAGAACATTGGTTTGTAGATTTCTTTTTAGATAGTGTATTAGTTAGACACGACTGGTATGAAACAGAAGAAACAGCAGAAAAAGCTAAAATAGAATGGATTAATGGACAATAAATATGGCAAAAACAAAGATACATGGTGAATACTTAGACCCCTCAGTTATCTCAACACAGACTGAGGTTACGGCTGTTGGATCTGACCATATGCTTATATTTGATGCTACGGATAATGCTCTGAAAAAAGCTTTGTTGTCCGACCTAATAGAAACCGTAGGATCTACACCAACCTTTTCTCAAATAAGTTCTACAGGCAATCTTACAATAGATGCAGCTGGAGATATTATTCTTGATGCAGATGGGGATGATTGGAAATTTCATGAAGGTGGAAATGCTGTATTTGAAATAAAACATGAATCACATGGTGTTGATTTCTTGCTCAATACAACCGATGAAGATTGGAGGTTTAAAGGCTCTGACGGTGGTTCAACTATTACAGCTTTACATCTTGATATGTCAGAAAGAGGTAATGCAACTTTTTATGGAAATGTATTAGCTTATGGAAACTCAGATACAGTTGCAGCATTAGAGATTTATTCAGACTCTAATCATGGTATGCGAATATTACATAGAGCTACTGACGGAGATTTTAGTTTTGAAAGAAGGGTAGGTGGTACAAATACAGAATTTTTAAGAATAGGCAGAAGTACGGGTAATTTTGGAATTGGAGCTTCATCTGCATTAGATAACAAATTAGAAGTTAATGGTGGTGATATAAGAGTTAGAGGAACATCAACGCCAAGTATTAAATTCAATAATGGTAATCAAGAAGTTGTTGGTATGAGATTACAAAGTGGTGCAGCAGGTGTCTTGTCTCTTCATACAAATAAAGTGTCAATTGATAGCTATGGAGGACTCAATTTAAATGGAGAGGGTGCGGCTGATGGTTATGCAGTTCCGCAAGACCAATCTCTAGGATATACAAATAATTTAAATGCGGGTGCATTTGGCATACTACATAGAAGTGGTTATGATTGTTATGTAACTGGTAATGCTTACTATTATAAAACTGGTGGAAGTGCTGGTTGGAAATCAAAATATCCTACATATAAAAGCACAATTATGAGTATGTTGGATGGAAGGTTTGTGTTTGATACTACTTCTTCAGCACCGGGCGGTAGTGGGGTCGTAGCATTACCAAGTCTTGTTACAGCAGTAAGAATAGATAGTGATGGATTAAAGTTTGGCACAGACACAGCAGCAGCTAACGCACTTGATGATTATGAAGAAGGTAGTTGGACTCCAGCTA